GTACCTTACTTGGTTTTTCGGTTTTTATATCACCTACGTGATCTCCGGACACCGGTTGTGGTTGTTTCTTTTTCAATACCCTTGAATTAGGTGATACACATATGTTAGTAGCAGGATTTAATACTTTTCCAGGAGGACACTTCTTAAGTTTTTTAATGGCTTGTTCTGGAATATCCATGGGTTCCATCGGTTCCATCGGTTCCGGTCTTTTAAACCGCTCATTATAAGGTTTTATTACAGTTGTAGTGTATATTTCGGGAATGTCTTTAAAATTAAACCTCATTGTAATTAATTTATTCAATAAGTCTTTCGATTTACTATGTGTCCATTCCTTTAATATATTTTCACGTTCCTGTAAAAAACCTTCATACAATTCGTTTTGAATTGACCTTGGTGTGTTGTATAAATCATCAAATTCTATTTTAGAAGTATTATCAGCAATAAGTTTCTCTTTTAATTTCGCTTCGTATTTTTGAATAGCAAGCTTTACCTTTGTGATTGGGTAGGAATGTTTGTCCTCCATATGATTAAAGAGTAATTCTGATATATTACGGATATCAACCATAATACAAGTTATAATCTAATATTAAAAAATAATTTTATCTCAAGGGTTGTGTTTGTTCGAATAAACTTTTAAAATAAGAATCTAGATTTTCCTTTTCTGATAACTGATCCTCGTATTCTGATCTAGGAACGTACTTTATTACTGTCTTATGTTTCGGGCAAACTGATAAATTACTATAATAGCCTTGTATTATTAACACTGTTCCGACAAACAATAAGAATATGGCTATGCTTTTCATCTTATAATAAAATATAGAAAAATAATTGTATAATTAATTCACGATTTCATTTGAATCTTCGGCTGCTTTTCTCTCAGACCATGGATCTACCTTCTCAAATGTATCTGTCAATTCACCGACATCAGAAGTATTTTTTGTAGTATTTACATTCTCCTGTCGTCGTTTCTCAAATACCTGATCTCTACTTTCAATATTTTCATTATATTTCTTCATAAGAGTATTTAGCTGAGTCTCAGCATATTCCTGATTCTGGAGATCATTGGGATTTGGTGACCAAGGACACCAACATCCTACTTCACCAATGAAAATATCAAATTTGTTATCAACTTTCTTGATAAATTCAGAACGGTTCTTGGCCTCGTCAATTGAATCAAATACACCACGTACCTTGATACCCCGAACAGTTGTCTGGAAATTGTTATCTCTATGATAATCAGATTCAATATCTGCCGAATTTACAGATTTAAAGAAATTGTATTGATCATTCATCTCTTTTTCATCAGAAATATAAGAATGATTGTTGCGAATACTTTCAATCATCTCCTTTGATTCGGGAAATTTAGCTTTAATACCATCAAACAATGTATTCATATCCTTGCCAAACTGCTTTAGAAATCGTGAAAAATAATATGCTTCTTTATTAGCAATTACATCTTCTGGGCTAAGAAATGACAATAGTACATAGTTTTGTCCTCGGATTGATTTATCAACGTCAAGATAATCAACTTCTTTAGTACTTACTACGGATCCTGACATTATTATGGGTAATTATATGATAATAATCTTATATCATTTTCAAAAAAAATATTATCTTTTAATAGTAACAAGAATAATAAATATAATGGAATACTCTATTGATTTTTGGGAAGCCCTAACCCGTCTTATAAAATACATGTTAGAAGGTCTCGCTGTCGCAATAGTCGCTTATGTCCTCCCTAAGTCTAAACTTCAATCAAATGAAGTCCTCGTAATCGCTCTTTCTGCGGCATGCGTGTTCTCTATTCTTGATCTATTGGCACCCGCTGTATCCGCTGGTGCAAGACAAGGTGTCGGTCTTGGAGCTGGATTCAAGATGATTGGATTTGGCCCAGTCTAATAAATTATTATCATATAATTTACTACAATAATAATCATTTTTATAAACATCAATTATAGAGACGGTGATGAAATGAATTCATAATTCAATTCCTCGCATATTTTTCTCCATATCTGATCTTGAACATATAGCTTTTCTCGGCTTTTCAATAAAGGAAAATATTTAAGATATTCATTTAGACCTAGAATCTGGAAAAACTTATATAGGACATAGCTGTATGAAAGGAAATTCTTCCTATCCTTCGGACAATGTTTCAAGAAAGGACTCTGAATATCACGAAACATATTATATAACTTATCTTCCAGGTCTGGTGAAAACTGTGGTGTAGGAACACCGTTTATTCGGTTGATGATATAATTAATATGTTCATAGTACTTATTAATCCTCAATCGCTTTAATATTTCCCTCATTTTGGTGTAACTGATGTTTTTTGTATCCATTATCTTCTCTTTTTTAATCTCATTGAGAATTTTCTCAAATACTTCATTAGGAATATCAGTGCTCTCTTTCCCCTGAACCTGATTACACCATTCTCTGAAATGATTGATCCTCTTATAGCTAAAATGTGATGTATCCTTTGTATTTTGTTTCAATATTGGACGATTTTGTTCCACTAATAATAGTTCTTGATATCCACACGTCTCACATATAATTATAGCATCCTGTTGAAAACATGTCATTTGTGTTTTACACATCTTACAACATTCTATATCTTCAGAATCCATTTTCCTAACGTGATGTTTATTAGTAATATACAGATATTCGTCTACAAGATCACTTTTATCATAAGTATTACTTCTGATTGTGTCATCTAGTTTAATAGTAGCTGAATTATCTTGGTTGTTCTGAACACTATTTGTGTTTTTGCCATCAATGTTATTCAATGCATCCAATATTGTTTTATTTGCTGTCTTTGACGGTATATTACTATTCACTATTTTTGATTGCTTCTCCAAAAGGTCATAGTAATTAAATAGGATATCACTTGTTGATTTGTAATATTCCAATTCATTATATTCATTGTCGTTGTTTTTAATTTTGTTCTTCATATTCATTATTTCTTCAGATAGCCTGATATTTGATGACCATAAAATATTATATTCATCTGTTAACCCAATATCTTGGGAAATAGCTACTATTCTCTCTTTAATCAATTCTCGGGATTTTATGAGCTTTTCTAGGCTGTGACTATATACAGTAGTCTCTTTTGATTTTACAGCAAATGCCTTAATCATCTTGTTATGCATTACATCGAGTGTAGAATTGTCCTTCGCATTATTCGTTACCGCCAATCTTTTTTTGGAAGTTTTCTCTTTGAACATTTGTTTATTTCATATATTAAATTATAGTGTCTTCATTCTTAAGTGATATATTTTTTTCTCCTATTATAGTATAAAGAATATAACATAATGGGTGGTGGTCTTCTTCAGCTTGTTGCCTATGGCGCACAGGATGTCTACCTTACTGGTAATCCTCAAATAACCTTCTTCAAAGTCGTTTATCGTCGTCACACTAACTTCGCTATTGAATCTATCCAACAAACCTTCAATGGCTCTGCTGGCTTTGGTAATACTGTCACTGTGACTGTATCCCGCAATGGTGATCTTATCAATCGCGCCTATGTTCAACTTAGCGTTCCTGCCCTTGATGGATATACATTTGGTAACACTACCACGCCCAGATATGTCAATTATCTCGGTCTTAAGGTGCTTTCCCAAGTTACTGTAGAAATAGGTGGTCAACAAATAGATAAACATTACTCTGATTGGATGTATATCTGGAATGAACTCTCTCTCCCTCTTGGGAAGAAATACGGTTATGAAATGATGGTGGGTGCTGACGGAGATGTTACCAGTTCCGCGAATGCCAACAGTGTAACTGCTGGTGCCAATGGTAATAAGACTACTATGTATATCCCTCTTGAATTCTGGTTCTGTCGCAATGTTGGCCTTGCCCTTCCTCTTATCGCTCTTCAATACCATGAAGTCAAGTTCAAGATCCAATTTGAGTCAATGGATAAATGTATTGTCAATCCTTCTACTACTACCAATGGCCAGTTTGCTAACAATGGATTAGATGCCACTCTCTGGATTGACTACATCTTCCTTGACACTGATGAACGCAGACGTTTTGCTCAGCTCTCACATGAGTACCTTATAGAACAACTCCAATTCACTGGACAAGAAACCCTTGCCTCTGGATCTGGCAACCGTTACAGACTTAACTTCAACCATCCCTGCAAGGAATTGATCTGGGTATCCAAAAAATCTACTGCAGGAGACTGGTATAACTACACTAATTCACAAGATTATGATGCTGGTGGAAACAGCTCAAATGTTATTGCCGGCATATATCCTTCTGGTGGAAATCCCTTCTCTAAGTGCCTCCTCCAACTCAATGGAAATGATCGTTTCGCTGAGAGAGATGGTGGTTATTTCAATTTTGTACAACCCTACCAACATCATACCAACATCCCCTCTAACAAGGGGATTAATGTGTATTCATTTGCCCTTAAACCAGAGGAACACCAGCCATCTGGAACCCTCAACATGTCTCGTATTGATACTGCTGTCCTTTCACTTAATTCCACAGTTACCGGT